CTTCCGATCTAGCGATCGGTCAGTTAAAAAAAATACGCATGCTTTTTTGGGGGGTGGGGGTCAATCTGAGTGCAGGAGAATTGAAGAAGCAGACAACAAAGTCTTTTGTTTTAGGTCAATAAAATATCAATCATCATACTGTGGTTCGTGTCCACGAAATAAAATATGAATAATAAAGTCACTCCACCTTCTTGGTTAAATCAAAAAGAGAAAATAGAATTTAGAAGACTTCTAAAATTTAGAAACTACACTCCAGAGGAACTAGACAGGCTTGCAGAATACTCACACACAATTGTGGCTGTTTATAAGTTTAGAAAAGTAGTTGATGATGAGGGTGAAGTCTTAATAAGTCCAAGGACAGGTGCAGCTTATACAAATCCTGCATATAACATTCTTGCAAATCTGCAGAACAGAATGGACAAGCTTAGAGACAAATTGTATCCACCACCGAAACAACACACCAAAAAGAAGGAAACTCTACGTGACATACTCTGATAAAGTTTCTGCTTACGCACAGTCAGTTGTAGATGGCAAGATTGATTCTTGCAGATACGTAAACTTGGCTTGCCAAAGGCACTTGCGAGACATGGCTCGTGTTGGCAAGAAAGGATTTCCATATCATTTCTGTAAAGATTCTGCAGAGAGATTCTTTAAGTTCTGCACATTCTTGAAACACTACAAAGGTGAAAAAGCTGGAGAGCCATTTAGCCTTGAGCCATGGCAAATGTTTGTCTTTGGAAATATATATGGTTGGCTAGATGCAGACAGAAACTGGAGATACAAATCTGCATATTTAGAAGTTCCACGCAAGAACGGCAAGACAACCATGTGTGCAGCAGGTGCAGCTTATGACTGTGCAATGGTTGAAGACACAGGAGCAGAAGTGTATTGTGTTGCAACAAAAGAAGATCAAGCCAAGTTGCTTTATAATGATTGCTCTGCTTACATAAATCAGAGTGAAGATCTGCAACAAATGTTTGAAGTGTTGTCAGGAAGGAGCACATTGTTTGCAAGAGAAACTGGCAGGACAAGTTTTATTAAGCCATTGGGTGCTGACTCTAAAAGGCATGATGGATTAAATCCAATCAGTGTTTACGCAGATGAACTCCATGCTTGGCCAAAGAGAGAGCTTTGGGATGTGATGGAAGATGCATTTGGAGCAAGAAAGCAATACCACATGATTGCAATTACAACTGCTGGGCATGACAAGAATGGAATCTGTTATCAAGAGAGAAAGCACCTTACAGAGTTGTTGGAAGGAAACATTATAGCTGATGATAAGTTTGGAATCATATACACAGTAGACTTGGATGAGCAGGACAACTGGCATGACGAAAAAGTTTGGAAGATATCAAATCCGAATCTTGGAGTAGGAAAGCATTCGTCATACATGCAAAGCCAAGTCACTAAGGTGAAACAAATGCCTTCAAAGATGAACACTTTTCTGAATAAGCAGTTAAACATTTGGACAGACACAGAGCAAGCTTGGTTGCGTTCTGAAGACTGGATGAAAGGAAGTGCATCTTATCAACCCAAAGATTTGATTGGCAAGATTTGTTATGCTGGCATTGACTTGGCAAGGGTAAATGACTTGTCAGCAGTTAGTTATTATTTCCCAATTCAAGAAGGACTGATTAAGCCAAGGATCTGGGTAGACTTTTTCTTGCCGATAGACAACATTGATTCCAAGGCAGTCACAGACAGAGTGCCATACAGATTGTGGAGTCAAGAAGGACACATAATTCTTACCACAGGCAACACAACTGACTGGGATTTCATTAAACATTCTGTTGTAGAAAAGAATGGAATGTTTGCAGTTCAACAGATTGGATACGACAGGCACTTTGCAGGAGAGCTAGTTTCTGCACTGTCTAAGGAAAAAATAGAGATGACACCTTTTGGCATGGGGTATTTGTCTATGGCAACCCCAACATCTGAGCTAGAACGCTTGGTTGTTGCAGGAGGAATTGAGCACCCAAGCAATCCTATTTTGAATTGGAACAGCAATAATATAATTGTTACGCAAGATGCTGCAGGAAATATCAAGCCAGACAAGATGAAGTCTGAGCAAAAGATTGATGGGATTGTAGCACTGATCATAGCCATTGGAATAGCAATCGCAGACAACAAGGAAACAGACAATCCATACAAGCAGAGAGGACTAAGAGTAATATGAGTGAGTGGTTAGTTGGTAGACAAGAAATAGCAGACTATGCTAGGACAAGCAAGTGGACAGTTACAGCCATGATACATGCAGGTCTAAAATGCAGTGGAGGCAGAATTAAAGGCAGTGAGCCAAGAACAAAAACAGATTGGGTTGATACATTCTTTGAGAACAATCCAAACTTCATTGCTAGTCACTATCACAGGAGGACAGAAAAAAGACTAAGAATAGTTTAATCAATCTTCTGCAATCTTCTGCAAACTTCTAACTGCTTGCCAATAGTTAATAACCACACAACAATAGACTTGTGGGTTTCGTAGACGCAGCAAAAAAAGCAATTTTCGGCAGCACCAAAAGAACATCTAGTTTGATGTTCAGTCGTGGTGGTTCTAAAACAGTCACACAAGACAATGCACTAGAGCTTAGTGATGTTCTCACTTGTGTGAGGGTGCTCGCAGAAAGCGTAGCATCTTTGCCACTTTGTGTTTATGAAAAAACAGAAGCTGGAGGCAAGAAAGCATATGACCTAGAATTGTATGACTTGTTGCGTTACGAGCCCAACCCAGAAATGACAAGCTATGACTTGCGTTTGTGGATGATGATTGATGCACTCTTGCGAGGCAATGGATGTGCACAATTGATTAGAGATGGTGCAGGAAAGGTTGTGCAGATTTGGCCATTGTATTCTTCAAAGCTAAAAGCAGAACGCTCTTCAAGTGGAGAGATTGTTTACAACTATCCAGACAAAGACAAAAAAGATGGAGTAGTTTATTTGCAAAGCAATGAAGTGTTGTTGATTAGAACATTCAGTAGCAATGAACTATTCAGCCCATCATTGATTACAGAAGCTGCATCAATGCTTTCTTCTACGAAGGGTGCAGATGATTATACTTTAGAGTTCTTTCAAAATGGAACTACGCTCAGTGGAGTTATTGAGTTTCCAACTGAGATGGATGAGGAAACTTTCCAAAGGCTTAAACAAGATTGGTCAAGCACTTACACAGGTGAGGGCAATCGACACAAGACTCCAATCTTAGAAGGTGGGGCAAAGTTTAGCCCACTTGTGATGAATCACACAGAGACTCAGTTGCTTGAAGCTAGGAAATACAATCGCTCTCAGATTGCAGGATTGTTTAGAGTTCCTGCCCACTTGATCAATGATTTAGAGAAAGCTACATTCAGCAATATCGAGCATCAAGACTTAGGATTCGTGAAACACACATTGCGTCCTTGGATGTGCAACTGGGAGCAGAAGCTAAGACAACAATTGCTCACAGATGAAGAGAAGAGAAAGTATTACTTCAAGCACAACACAAATGATCTATTGCGTGGCGATCTAGAAAGTAGATTTAAGGCTTACAGCTCTGGCGTGCAGAATGGATTCTTGTCTCCAAATGATGTTCGCAGAAAAGAAGATGAGCCTACTTATGAGGGTGGCGATACATATATTGCTAACTCAACACTTCGATCGGTACAAGTATTGACAGGAGCAGGCACAAATGAATTACAAGCACAAGCAGTTCTTAAGTCAGCAGAAGTCATTGATGAAGTTGTTGCAAAAACTTACAACGATTATCCACAGGCAGCATCTAACAATGCCAAGCGTGCTTTAAAGTATAAAGAAGAGAATGGAAGCTCTTGTGGAACTCCAGTTGGTTGGACAAGAGCAAATCAACTAGCAAGTCGTGAAGCACTTAGCAGAGATACAATTGCAAGAATGGCATCATTCAAAAGACATCAGCAAAACAAAGATGTTCCTTATGATGAAGGGTGTGGAGGAATAATGTGGGATTGTTGGGGAGGCAGTTCTGGCATAGAGTGGGCAATCAAGAAGCTTAAACAAATAGACAGTGAATAATGAAATTTTATACAATCAATAAGAAAAAGAAAAAGCATTATGTAGGTGAAGCTACAAGCATTTATATCCATGGAGAGATTGGTGGATATGGAGCAACATCAAAAGAGTTCGTGCAGGATCTCAATGAGATAGATTCTGACTTAATAGAATTGCACATTGACAGCGTTGGAGGAAGCATTACAGATGGAACAGTAATGTACAATGCATTGCGTTCACATCCTGCAAAAGTTGATGTTTACATTGATGGCATTGCTGCATCAATCGCATCAATCGTTATGCTGGCAGGGGATAACATTTACATTCCTGACAATGCTGCAGTCATGGTTCACTTGCCAATGATCTCTTACATGGAGTATGCAAATGTGAATGAACTGAATGATGCGGCAGAGTTGTTGGAGAAATATGAAAACGTATTGACAACAATATACGAACGACACACAAATCAATCTGTCGAAGCAATCAAGAAGTGGTATGAAAAAGACACTTGGTTCTTTGGTCAAGAAGCTGTAGATGCAGGTCTTGCTACAGAAGTAATTGATTCAGTTGCAATTGCAGCGAAGGCAGATGTGATTAAAACATTTTCGGATTCACAGTATTCTTCTGTGAACAAAACACAAAACACAACCCAATATTCTAATATGGAAACTGAAGAAGTAGAAGAAGTAGAAGAAGTAGAAGAAGTAGAAGAAACAAATGAAGATTTGTCGGTGCTTGTGGAATCTGTTAATGCAAAAGAAGAAGAAATTGTTGCACTTCAGCAACAAATTGAATCTATGAAAGCAGAAGCAGAAGCCCAAAAAGAAGCACAAGACGAACTTGCAGAAATAGAAGCCAAACGCAAAAGTGACATCAATGCTCTCAATGAGAAGTTTGATGTTGATGGAGACTTGGCTCTAATTACAAATGAAGCACTAAGTGGTCAATGCTCTGTTGAAGACTTTAAGGAAATCTTGCTAGAAAAGATTTCTGAACGTCCAACTGCAAAAGCAGTAAAGCAAGAAGTGCAAACTCAAGAGCCTAACACAGTTGAAGGACTCCGTGCAAAGCTAAGTGAAACTAAAAATCCTGTAGAGAAGAACTTGCTCGCTCGTAAGCTTCGTGAACTACGCTAAATCAAATAAATAAATAATATGTCAACACTACAAACTGAAGAGTTACTTACTGATGTAATGGACGCATTCAAAGTGCGCTTCCCACTCATCAACAACATCACAACTGATTTCGATGGTAGTTCTGCTAAGCTTGGTCAAACGATCACTGCTCGCGTTTCTTCCTTGCCAACAGTTCAAGACTATGATGCAACCAACTATGGTTACGAAACAAATGCAGCAGATGCAAATGGATTAACTTCCGATGTGTCTGTTACTCTAAATCGTCACAAGCATGTTCCTGTCAAGATTGATTACATTGATCAGATCAGCACCAAGCGTGATCTCTACAATGAGACAATTGGCAACCTTGCTTACTCACTAGGCAAGGAAGCATTTGATCATGCTATGAGTCTAATCGTAGAAGCTGGCTTCTCTTACGAAGTCACTGAAGCACTTGCTGACACAGACAAGGATACACTCAGCAGTCTTTCAAAGACTCTTAACGCCAATGGTGCAGCACCAGTCGGTCGTTTCGGTATCGTTAACAGTGACACATACAATGCACTAGAAGCTGATCAACGCATCTCTTCTGGAGATTACTATGGTCAGTCTCGCACAAGCAATGGTTATGGTCAACTAAGCAACGTTGCTGGTTTCGAAAACATCTACGAATATCCAGACATGCCTGCTAACACAATCAACCTTGCAGGATTCTTCGGAACTCGTGAAGCAATGGTTATGGCAGCACGCATCCCTAATGATGTTGAGCAACTTGCCAATCGTGTAGGCATCCCAAGCATCAGCAAAGTAGACACTGTCACAGATGCTGACACAGGTCTTAGCCTCATGGGTATCACATGGCAGAAGTCAGGAGTGTTCGATGTTTACACAACACTCGTTTGGGTCTACGGAATGGCTGCAGGTCGCCTAGGTGGTGCAGCTGGAGCAGGTCTTGACAAAGCTGGCGTAAAGCTTGTAACTGCATAACGCAAACCAATATATAAAATGATTAAACTAGTTATTGAATTCGCATCTCAAAAAGAGAAAAACAATCCGTCTTTTGTTTACATTGGAGACAGTGGAACAGAAGCACAGGCAGCAATGGATGCTGCATTGAAAAAGTCTGATGGTGGTCGTGTAGAATTGCACAACATAGGTCTGCCTATCAAGAAAAAAAGTGCATCTGTAAAACCTAAAAAGACAGCGAAGAAGAAAGCTAAGTAATCAAAGAATCGGTTGCCTGCACCTTTGCGATTGTGAGGGTGCAGGCTTAACCTAATTTTATAATGTATCCAATAACTGTAAAACGAAATATTGCATCTCCTACTGAGCCAGTAACTCTTGCTGAAGCAAAGAATTACTTGCGTGTGACTAGTTCTGCAGATGATAATTATATAACACAGATCATTGGTGCAGCTAGAGAAAGCATTGAGATATCAACAAGTCGAGCGATCGTTGCTCAGACTATTGATTTTGGATTCAAAAGTTTCCCACAGTCTTATCGCCAGTTCCGTTTGCCAGTTGGAGGAGTTGGTCAGACAATCACACAAATAATATACAGAGCAGACGGACTGTCATCGCTATTGGACAATACAATGTATTCCTTGCATGATAATGCAGAAGGAGTCACAAATGTTATTTTCAATGATAAATTTGAGTATCCAACTTTGGATGCAGACTATGAAACTCCTGTTGAGGTAAGGATTTCTTATGATCCTTCTGGAGTTTACAAGCTTGGCATAGTGCAAGCTATATATCTCATGGTTGCTAATTTCTATGAAATGAGAGTTCCAATAAGTCTTGGTGCTGCTCCATTTAAAGTTCCACTCGGCATAGAGCACTTAATTTCCCAATACAGAGTTAGGAGAAAAATTTAATACATGGACATTTATATAAATTTAGATGCACTTGATCTTAAAACTGCAGCAGTTGTTTCTAAAGATGACTTGAGATCTAAGCCAGTCAAAGAATTGGTTGCAGGTGAAAACCAAGTTATAAATCTTTACACAACTGGTAAGGCAGGATCTTCAAACATACAAGACTACTCAACAGTTAGATTAGGAATTGGAACTATAAATGCAGTTCCAACTTCTGGGAATTACACAGTTGCATATGGAGGGAATACTGCAGACATTCAATACAATGCAACTGCTGCAGACATAAAAACAAGTTTTTACAGTGTAACGACTAAAGACATACAGACAGTTACTAAAATTGCTCCGCAAACTTTTAAAATAGACTTTCAAAATACTGGCACAGTTTCTGTTCCTTCAATAACAGACGACACTCTTCTTTATCCATCTAGCACAGTGACTATTTCAGAGCTTGCAGTAGGATCTTCAAACACAAAAGCAAGCTGGCTATTAAAAACAAATCAAGATGCATTAGCACTTGTTGATACATTTACAAATATCTCTCCACAAGGAATAACAGGAGTTTTAAATACAGCCACAACTGGAATATATGAAAAGCTACAGTCTCAAAAGTTTTTCAAGACAACATTAGAAGTTGAAGTAGTTGATTCAAGCTCTAGACTTAGCACAATTCTTCAAGTTCCTATTTCAGTAAAAGGTGAAGTGATAGGTCTTTCAATAGAGCCTCCTCATGTAACACCTAGTCCTTATGCTTTGATCACATATGTTGATTCAAAAACTGCAGCGAATGCAACAGACATCGCTACTAACGCTCAATCAATAAATGATAATACCTACGATATATCTCAGACTGTTGCACAAGTAAATACAAAAGCACCAATAGATAGCCCAGATTTTACAGGGGACGTTGAATTTAAAGCCAGCACTTACTCTGATCCCAACCCACCCAATGTTTTAACTGTTAACAACAATGGATATGTGGGGGTCAACACTAATTCTCCAAGTGCTAACCTTGAGGTGGTCGGACTGTTATCTGTGACGGGTTCAAGTGGTGAAATAACAACGGGGAATTTAACTGCAAATGACAGTATTACCTATGGCACACTTTATGGGGGTGATATTCTTTGCGCTGATTTGGATGTTAGCGGAGAAACTCAATTCAATGATGATGTTACTTTTATTAACAACGCGACTGTAAGCGGAGACGTTTCCATAAACGGAGAACTTGACGTATCCCAAGCGATTGACTGCCCGCACATAAAAGCAACTTTGGCAAGTTTTGCAGGTGCTAAATTTGAAACTTCTTCAACTATACTTCGTGATGTTGACGTTACAGTTGAGCGTGACATTACTGTTGATGGAAAAATAATTACCACAGAAATACAATGCAAGGGAACTACGACTGGAACTGCCCAGCCAATAAATTATGATGCCAAAGAGCATAGATTTAGAGATTTTGATGGCACAACTGATGGTCCAACGCATATGCTCGTTGTGCAAAAATTTGATGGCTATACTGGAGCAAGAGTTGGAATCAACAAAGACCCAAGTGCTAGCAACGCTGTTGCCTTGCACATCGTAGCAGGTAAAAATACTAGCACTCAAGAAAAGGATTTAGGGCTTAAGGTTACTGGTGGCGGTGCTTTCCTTGAACAATTTCTTAGAGTTGGTCATTATGAAAGCTCCGACGCTAATGGAAACGATCAAAGACCCTCAAGCCCAAGCAATGGAACTATAATTTATGATTCTAGCACTCATTCATTCCAAGGCTACATAGGTGGTGGCGGTGGAAGCGGTGGATGGAAAACTTTCACAATGTCTTAATAATGGAAACAATTTTTAAAGGAACAGTGGGATCAACGGGGTTTTTTGCCTGCATTGGACTACAAGGTATTAATAGTGCAGTTGGTTTAATTGTTGGTGTAATGACCTTTATTTTTTTAGGGCTTTCTATTTATAAATTAATCAAGGAACTCAAATGACACCAGAACTACTAGCAATGCTTGGAGGAGGGATCAGTGGATTCGTCATGAAGCTTATAGGCACGCAGATGGAGAGCCAAGCTCGTCAGTTTGAACGCATGATTGGAAAGCAAAATGCTGCAGATGCTTCGGCTGATGCTGCAGCAAAACGGGATGGGGGAGTGTTGGTTCGCAGATTCCTAGTTGTTTCTACTGTCTTTGCTATTGTTGTTGCTCCATTCGTCTTCGCTTGGACAGATGTTGGAGTAAGTGTAGCTAGAGAAAAGAATGGCTTTTTAGGTCTTTTTAAATCAGTTAAGTGGGACACCATACAGGGGTTTGTAATTCTTCCAGAAATCAGGCAGACTGCCTTAGCCATTGTAGGATTCTACTTTGGTTCATCTCAAGTTAAATGAATGAAGTTTTGCAAATCATATCTTCCTTGTGGCCAATCATTATTGGAATCATTACACTCATCATTGTGCTGGCAAGGATGCACTACAACCTAGAAGCTCTTACAGAAAAAGTAAAGGTGCTATTCGATTTTCACAACAAACTAAAAAAATAATATGAAGTGCTGCATCTGCAAAACAAAAGATAAATTTATTACCAAGGCAAAAGACAAAGCTAACAAGATCTTGAATTGGCTTTCTTCACTTATAGCCAAGGTGATAAAAAGGTAGTGATTCACTATGCCTGATTACATTTCCAGATTAGATGATTTGATAACAATCCAGATCCCTACAAAAGAAGAGGGAGAGTATGGAGAGTGCATCAACAGCTATGGAGATGACAAGTCTGTTTGGTCAAATGTTTCTGCTATTTCAGGAGATGCAGGATATGAAGAAACAAAGAATGGAAGAAGGACTGCTTACAAGAAGCTTACTTTTGAAGTTCGCTATGACAAGGATTTGCTAAACTCTGGTCACTTTGGAGTGAACTGTGTTTTGAATTATGAGTCTGTAGATTACCATGCTTATGCCATTGAGGAGAAAGGCAGGAATGACAGGCTTGTAATATTTGGAAAGGCACAGGTGAATTAGATGATAGTGAAAACAGAGCTAAAGAAAAAGACTATGGATGATATGATCAATAGACTTAGAAAGCTTGGCACAAAGAAAGCTTTGAGAGCACCTGCTGCAGCAGTCCGTGCAGGCTCTTCTGTTATCATTAAAGCAACAAGACCTGCAGTTCCAGTTGATACAGGAACTCTCAAGAAAGCAATTGGACAAAAGGTTAAAACAAAAAGGATTTACGCTACTTCTGTTTTTGGAATTAGGAATAGAAAAGTAACAACAGGATCTGGTAAAATTAAAAATGCAGTTCGCTATGCACACCTTGTTGAATTTGGCAAAAGAGGAGAGCAAGCTAGACCATTTATGAGGACATCATATGATGCTTCAGCTATTGCAGCTAGGAGAGCAGTCATAGCTAAGATGATAAGCATTTTTAGAACAGAAGCAAATACAGTTAGGAAGGTTGGCTAGATGAAAGATTTCTATTCACAGCTTTGCAGATTTCAGGCATCTTCCTTTTTTAAGCAGGAAGTAAATTCAGTCGTTTACAGTCCTGAAAATTTCTCTTGTTCTAAAGAGTCTAACTATGCTACGTTTCAAATAATTTACGATGATCATGTATTGTCTCATGGAGGAGTTTCAAATGTTGGAGAGTGCAATATACAATACAGCATTTACTCAACCAAGGTTGCAGATGTGTTATCTCAAGTTGAAGAGCTGATTGGATTCTATGAAGGCAAAACCTATGACATTGGGGGTGGCTTTACTATAAATTATTCAAAGCTAAGAAATTTGTTGTCTACTGATGACAATGAAACGACAATAACTGACTACGGAAGAGTAGTTGAATTTACATTCAGATACACATACTCTGAATATCATTAACAATAAAATAAAATAAAATAATATTATGGCAACACAAGGATTCGGAATACAACTGGCTTATGAGAGTTCAGGAAGTTATGTAACAGTCGGTGAAATCACTGATGTGACACCACCATCATTCTCTAAGGATACAATTGAAACAACACATCATGCAAGCGCATCTGGCATCCGCACATTTGTCGGTGGTCTAGTTGACACAGGTGAAGCTTCTCTAGAAGTAAACTATGGAGTCGCTGATACTGAGCATGTGTTTCTTAGAGACGCAGCACTCAATGCAAATGATGATCCCACTAACTTCAAAATAACATACTCAGATTCTGCAAGCACTACAGAAACATTTGCAGCTATTGTTACAGGGTTTGAAGTATCATCTCCTATGGATGATCGCATAACTGCAACAATTACTCTTAAGGTAAGTGGTGCTATCACTTACGCATAAAAACTAATAAACATAAACTCAAAAAACAGATGGCTAAGATTACACACAAAGGTAAAGAAGTTGATTTAATTATAACAAACAAAACAATGATGAAGTTCGAGATGGGTGGAGGCAGTTTTCAAGATTTTGAAAAAGCTCCAATCTCTCAATCAATTCAATTTGTTTGTAGTGCTCTTGGATTAGAGGGAGATCCAATTGAGCATGCAGATGACTTCGGAAGTCTGAATGAAATAGCAGAATCAATAAAAGATGCTTTGGGTGAATCTGGCTTTGCTGATGAAACATTGGGAAAAACAGATGGCTGAGTGCAGCAGCCAGAGCTCGTATACTCTATGGTCTGTCGAGACAAGAGTGGGAGAGTCTGTCCAATGCAGACATAGCAGAACTGCACCATGTCTGGGAACTTCAACAAGAAAAAGAGGACAGCAGATTTGCTCTGTTGTGTTCCGTCATTGCTAATTGTAACAGGGATTCAAAAAAGAAAAAGTCTCCTTATAACATTAATGATTTCATGCCAACTAAAAAACCAAAGACTAAAGAAGAAATGCTTAAAAAAGTAAAGCAATTCGTTCAACAAGTGAAATAACATGG